AGCAGGTTCAACTGCTGGAACACAAACAGCATCTTTGATGTTTGGAGGATTAACAAAACCTGGAGGCGCACTACAAACATTAGCACAAAATTATGATGGTAGCGCTTGGACAGCTGCGGGTAATCTATCTGAGGGTAGAGGTTATCTTGGTGGTGCTGGAACTTCAACAAACGCAATAGCTTGTTGGGGTGGCAATAGTCCATTTCTTTCTTCAACAGAAGAATATAATTTTAGTACAAGTGTTTTAACAAGTGCAGTATGGGCAAGTGGTGGTAGTGCTTCAAACTCTGCAAGAACTAGAGCATTAGCTGGAACTCAAACTGCGGCTTTTATGAGTGGTGGATATGTGGGTGCTAATAATCAAACTAGAGACACAGAACACTATGATGGTTCTAGTTGGACATCTGGAGGAGATCTTGTTGCACAAGGAAATAATCCACCAGGTGGTACTTATGGAGGTTCTGCAGTTGGAACTCAAACTGCAGGTTTGTTTGCTGGTGGATCTTCTCAAGGTAGCACGGATTATTATTTTAATACTTCTTATGAATATGATGGAAGTTCATGGAGTTCACCCGCTACTTTTACTTCACCAGGTTTAGCTTATCTTAATATGTTTGGAACTCAAACAGCAGCTGTTAGTGGTGGAGGGGTTCGTCCTGGTCAACCATATGTTCGTAATTATGAATATGATGGTTCTTCTTGGTCATCAGGAGAAGATTTACCAGTGGGAAGAGCTGCTGGAGGCTCCGCTGGAACACTAACTGCAGGGATTATTTTTGGTGGTTACAACCCAGGTGTAAGTCCACCTGCTCTTACAACATCAAAACATTATGATGGTACAAATTGGACTGCTGGTGGTGATATGAATTTTGGAAGTAATGGTGGTGGCTCAAATGGAACTCAAACTGCGGCTTTAGCTATAAGAGGAGATAATGGATCAGGTGATGTAGCATCATGTCAACAATATGATGGCTCAACTTGGACAATTACTGCAACAGCCGCAACAGTAGTATCTGGTTTAAGAAATGGAGCTGGAACAACATCCGCAGCTTTATCTGCTGGAGGTAGTCCCTCAGCAGTAGAAGAATTTACGGGAGCAACAGATACTGAAACTGCTGTAACATTGACAACTAGTTAATAAAGTATATATTAACTAATGAAAGTATAAAGGAGTAATATGACAGAAAAACGTAACATACATGCATTAATTGAAAAAGAAGCGCCAAGCTTAAATAATTTATTAGATCCAGAAGATGTAAAAGAGTTTAAGGCTATGACAGCCGAACTTCGAGACACATGGACAAAAAAACAAGTATTTAGAACAGAGACAGAAATGAGAATGTCTGTGTTGCAAGATGCAAAGTATCCAACAAAGGCTGCAAAGTATTGGCAGTGTGTCAGAGAACAAAACGTATTTTTAGAAAACTTAATGAGCTTATCTTTTGATTGCAGAAGACAAGAAGCAAAAGTTAAATGGTTAGAGAAAAAGATTGATACAGAAAAAGACGAATACAAATTAGAAAAATATACAATTGATTTAGATGAAGCTAGATATGGTTTAGCTAATATGCAATTAATTGCTAAAGATAGAATGAGAGAAATTAAACTTTGGTCTACATTAAAAAAAGAATTTGATGACGGATCGTTTGATACTCAAGATGTTAATAGACACCAATTAGATTCGTATCATTTAATTATGAAAAACAAAGCAGAGACGTTAACTCAAGGATCAAGTCAACCTGAAGTTTTTAATGTATTAGGACAATTACAAACAATAGAAAGAGTTAAAAAATCAGGAGAGATGATTTACAACAAGAAAGAACAATTGACCAGTGACCTCGGGGCAAAAGACAAATAAAAAACTTTTCTTCTTAGTTGCAATGCCAAGGTCAGGTAATACCTTGTTTGCCTCAGTAATGAATCAAAACCCAGAAATAGCAGCCACTGCTAATTCTATTACATTAGAGATTATGAAAGATTTACATTTGTTAAAAAATACAGATGTATTTTTAAATTATCCAGACTACAGATCTTTAGATAATGTATTAGATATGGTGTACGATAACTATTACAAAGATTGGCCACAAAGAATAATTATAGATAGGGGTCCTGTAATGACCGCTCCTAATTTACATTTAATGCAAAAACATTTTAAAAGATCTTTTAAGTGTATTGTATTACTTAGAGATCTAATGGATGTGTTGGCAAGTTACATGCAGTGGTACACAGAAAACCCTGATGCATTTATAAATAGATATGATCACAGAAACGATGAAGAAAAATTACTAGCATTAATGAGTGTTGATGGTGCGGTTGCAAAAGAATTAGAGGCGATTAAAAACTCACATAATTATCCTGATATGTGTCACTATGTAAAATATGATGACATTGTTACAAACCCAGAACAAGAGTTTAAAAAAATATATAATTTTTTAGAAGAACCATATTACCCACATTATTTTGAAAACTTGAAACAAATAAATATTAATGGTATAGGCTATGACGATAAGATAGTAGGAAAGAATATGCATAAATTATTTGATGGTAAAATTAGAAAGGTATACAACCCTTACATAGAAAAAATTCCAGAAAGGATAAGACAAAAATATGGACACATCAAATTTTAATTTTGTTTTTTTAGGTCAATCTGTTTTAAAGTACCAAGTGCCTTTAGACATATATAATACTATCAACCATGTTTATGAAACAAAGTTTTCGCAACTACCCCCTGCAAATAAACAACTAGTTGGTAAAATACAAAACGAACATAGTTTATTTTTTAATGGTGAAAAGAATGATAAAATGCATAGTCATAATTTATTAACACACGATGTTTTAGGTTGGTTTGAAAAACAATTTATTCATTATTTAAATTGGAATAAAATAAAAAATTATCAACTACATCTTAATTCTATTTGGATAAATCAAATGAAACAACACGAATATAACCCGGTGCATGTGCACCAGGGATCGTTGTACACAGGTCTGTCTAGTGTCATGATTTTAAAATTACCAGAGTCTTTTGGAAAAGAATATTCTGCAAGTGAAGTACCTATGAATGGAAGATTACAAATACTAGGATCAGCAAACGGTCAGTTTGCAAAAGTAGATTATTCTCCTGAAGTTAAAGAAAGAGATTTTTATATTTTTCCGTACGACATGAGGCACTCTGTTTATCCTTTTAATGGACCAGGTTTTAGAAGAACACTAGCAGCAAACATGGATGTAAAATATGATCCTATAGAAAATAGAGGAGTAACGTAATGTATGAAAACCAAATAATAACAGAACCTAAATGGAAGAGCTGGATTATACAGACAACGACACCATTGTTTACACCAGAACAATGTAGACAAATTATAGAGTGTGGTAGACGTCAACAACCACAACAAGCAAAAGTGGGTATGGGCAAACCAGGTGGTGGAACAGATACAAAAAAAAGAATTACAACAGTTAGTTGGATTCCATTTCAAGAGATGCAACCAATGTATAGAGACTTAGATAAATTTGCACAGACATGTAATGAAAATCATTTTGGTTTTGGAGATATTAGAGTCACAGAAAATGCACAGTTTACAGAGTACCCAGAAGGTGGATTCTATGATTGGCATATGGATTGCGATGTGAACATGCAACACGAACCACCTGTAAGAAAGATATCTATGACGTTATTATTAAATGACCCATCAGAATTTGAAGGTGGACACTTAGAACTTATGGCACCTGGAAAGTTTGCAGAACTAAAACAAGGACATGCAATTGTATTTGCATCATTTTTAAATCATAGAGTTAATCCTGTAACACGTGGTGTTAGACAATCTTTGGTTGTTTGGTTTGGAGGCAAACCTTTTAGATGATTAAAGAAGCTTTTTTTCCAACATTTGTATACGGTAAAGATTTACAATTAAACACAAAATATTTTGAAAAAGAAATAGTTGAGTGGTCAAAACAAAATCCAGGTGTAAGAAAAACAAATGTAAATGGTTGGCACAGTGAAACTCACATGCATCAAATGCCACAATTTAAAACATTAGTTGATGAATTGTTTGTGATGCAGAAAGAAATATTTAAAGAGGAGTGGTTAGATAGAGAACCAAAACTAGGTAATATGTGGGCTAATATAAATTACAAAAGTGGTTATAATAAACCACATGTTCATCCTAATGCTACTTTCAGTGGTGTATATTATATAAAAGCAAAACCCAACTGTGGTAAGTTGGTATGTAATGATCCTAGACCTGGCGTACAGACACATATGCCCGCAAGAGTAAAAGGACAGCCGCCAAAATATTTATGGAGAGAGGTGCATATAGAGCCAAAAGAAAATAGAGTCATTATGTTCCCTGCATGGTTATGGCATTGTGTTGAACCAAACGAATCAGATGATATAAGAATATCAGTTAGTTTTAATTTTATACAAGATGGCTTTCAATAAATTTCAAGTAATAAAAAGCGCGGTATCATACGAGTTAGCAAACTTTGTGTTTAACTATTTTTTACTTAAACGTGAAGCAGTCAAATTTATGTATGATAATAATATAATTTACGACAATGGTATGTTTGGAACTTGGAAAGATCAACAAATACCTAACACATATTCACACTATGCTGATCAAGTAATGGAGACATTATTGGTTAAAATGCTGCCTGTAATGGCTAAAGAAACAGGTCTTAATTTAGTGCCCACATACTCTTATGCAAGGATATACAAAAATGGCGATGAATTAAAAAGACATAAAGATAGACCTAGCTGTGAGATATCTACCACTTTAAACTTAGGTGGAGACCCTTGGCCCATATTTATCGACGGCACGGGGGCTGACAGCGTCATAGACGAGCGTAATAACATACATAAGCCTAATGCACCCAAAGGCACTAAAGTCTTGCTTGAAGTAGGTGATATGCTAGTATATAGTGGCTGTGAACTTGAACATTGGCGAGAGCCTTTTCAAGGGCAGGTATGTGGACAAGTGTTCTTACACTATAACCACAGAAACGGACCTTTTGCCGAAAAAAATAAGTTCGATAAAAGACCGTTGTTGGGTATTCCACCAATAAGGAATATGTAATATAATGAGGTTATATGCTACAAAAAATAGGTTTTCAGCCAGGTATAAACAAACAGATTACAGACACTGGAGCAGAGGGTCAATGGACAGACTGCGATAACGTCAGATTTCGTTATGGTATTCCAGAAAAAATAGGTGGTTGGAAGCAATTAGGCGATAGTAATCTTACAGGTGCTGGTCGAGGTCTACATCATTTTGTAAATAGTTTAGCTAGAAAGTATGCCATCATTGGTACAAACAGAATTTTATATGCTTTCTCTGGTGGTGTATATTACGATATACATCCTATTAAATCTACAACCACGCTTACAAGTGCATTTACCACGACCAACGGATCACCGACAGTTACAATAACTTTTAGCTCCGCACACAATATATCTGCACAAGATATAATATTATTAGATAATTTTTCATCTATTACTAATTCAAACTTTGTAGAAGCAGATTTTAAAGATAAAAAATTTATGGTGACCACTGTGCCTACGAGCACAACTTTAACTATTACCATGCCATCAAATGAGTCAGGATCTGGTGCAACAACATCAGGTGGT